CCGCCCAGAACGGCCTCCCGATCCTCGGCGCCGACGACGCGGCGAAGCACGCGTTCCTCGACGTCCTCGACGAGATGATCGACCAGGTGGTGGGCGGATGCGACGTCCTCTACCTGAACAAGGCGGCACGGACGAAGCTGCGGGCCGTCGCCCGACACCTCGGATTCTGGCAGCGGGACCGCGACGAGTTCGGTCGTGTGATCGACTCGTACAACGACATCCCGCTCCGGGACCTCGGTCAGGACGGCGCAGGGGCGGACATCCTCCCGTGGACCGAAACGGTCGGGACGTCGGACGTCACATCCTCGATCTACGGCGTTCACTGGTCGTCCTCGGAGGCCGAGGCCGGCGTCGCGGGGTTGGAGAACGGCGGGGTCCAGGTCAAGGACCTCGGCGAGATCTCGGCGTCGCCGGTGTTCCGGACCCGCATCGAGTACTTCTGCGGGTTCGCCCTGTTCGGGAAGGGCGCCGCGCGACTGGAAGGCGTACTCAACTCGTAGACCGGTTCCGCCCCGTCCGGGTAGCCCGACCCGCCCGCCCGGACGGGGCACCGCCCTACACGATCCCCTCGGAAGGGGGCACGATGGCGAAGACGATCCAACACAAGGACGACTGTCCCAAGACCCGGAAGCCGCAGACCAAGATCCGGACGTTCCTAAAAACGGACGGCCACTGGTACACGGCGACGGTCACGCGGTGCGTCGAGTGCGGCGCCCGGGCCGGGACGACCCCGAAACGGGTGAAGGAAGGCGGTGAGGACGAATGACAGATTTCGCGAACGCGACCGAATCGGACATCATCCAGCACCTCATCGGCGAGGCCACGTGGGGCGCGGTAACGAACGTGTACGCGATGGTTCACTCCGCCGACCCCGGCGAGGACGGCACCGCGAACACCCTGGCCTCGTTCGGCGGCCGTAAGGTCCTGTCGTTCGCCGCCGAATCCGGAGGGTCCGCGGCGACCGATGCCGACGTGGAGTGGACGAACGGATCCGGCGGGTCCGAGACGGTAACGCACGTCACCCTGTGGGACGGCGCCGGCACCGGCGACCCGCCGACCGGTGACGTGTGCCTCATGGTGTCGGCGCTCACCGCGTCGAAGGCCGTCCCGGATACCGAGGTGTTCCGGATCACGTCCGGGTCCCTGACCGCCGCCGCCGACTGACCCTGAGGGGTACTGGTCAAGGACGGGGACGGGGTTCCACCTACCCCGTCCCCGTCGCTCGTTGAGGAGGTCCGGATGATCGTCGCCTGCCCGCTTGGACGGGCCGAGTTTCGTAACGGCGAGTCGGTGATGTCGGCGTGGGTGCCTATCGACGATTCCGCGATTGACCCGGTGACCGGCGACCCCGACCCGGACACGAAACTTGAAGGCCCGTTCGTCGTCGAGATCGCCGGCCCTGGCTCGTTCACGATCAGGGTATGGCGCGGGGCGGACCAGACGAAGAACCCGTGGCGCGAGATCGTCGGGCTGACAGAGGACGCGTCGCCGGTGACGTTCCGGGTGGGTGGTCCGGTGAAGAACCTGTCCGACATCACCTACGCGGCGTCGATGCGGAACCGCTGAAATGGCTATCCCCACTTTCGTTTCCGGGTCGGAGAAGTCCACCAAAGTAAACCAGTCCTCTACGTCGGATGTCACCCTCCCCACCACGTCGGATGGGGTAGCGAACGACGACATCCTCGTCGTCTATGTCGGGATGGATCAGCAAGCGTCCGCGCCGGGAGCGCCGGCGTCGCCGTCTTATGCGTCGGGTGGGTGGACGTTACAGATCAACACCGAATCCGGGTCATATGCCCGGTGCGCGATCTTCACCTGCACTGTCACTACTGCGGCGAATATCCCATCCACTGACGAGTTCAGCAACGGCGGGACCCGGACATCGGTGTGGTGGGCCGCAGCGGTCAATGGCGGCGACGAAACCGGTGTAGAGACGACCGGGAAGACCGGGGTCGTGTCGATGCACCTGTCGGATCACGACCCGACCACCACCGATAACCTCGTTATCGCTGGTGCCTCCTGTGAGCAGGGTGAACACAATGACCCCGGTGACGCCACCACGTTCGGGTCGTACACCCTGGAATACGAAGACAAGCATGAGTCCGGCGCCGTTGATGCCGGGCTCACCATCGCGTCGCTCACTCAGGCATCTGCTGATGCTATCTCGGCGCAGGACCTCACTACGGGTGGCGGCGGGGACGACTATGCGGCATCGACGATATCGATTCCTGGTGCCGCGGGCGGGCCGGTGTATCACGACGGAGCAGCGTCCCCGACCGGCGCGGGTGTGTTGACCGCTACCGGCGCCGTGGTTCGGACCGGAGTTACCACGTTCGACGGGACAGGCATCGAAACTGTGGCCGGTCAGGCGGTCCTCGACGCCGCTACCTCTGCCACTGGTTCCGGATCCCTCACCACCGCAGGTCAGGTCGTCGTCGCCGCCTCGGCGTCCCTGACGGGCGCAGGCGCCCTACAGGCGTCCGGAGGGGTCGTCACCCCGGGCGCCGCCACGTTCACGGGAGCCGGAACCCTGACCGCCACAGGCGGGATCCTGGTGTCCGGGACCGTCGCGCTGTCCGGATCCGGGGCGTTCGCCGCGACGGGCGTCCTCGATCCGGTCGAAGGTGTCGTGGCGTTCGCCGGGATCGGTGTCCTAACTGCGACCGCCGAGGGCGGTGTCGCTGGGGCCGTCGCCTTCGCGGGGTCGGGTTCCCTTGCCGCGGCGGGCGGATCCGTCGCCGACGGGACCGCGACCCTCGCCGGGGCCGGCGCCCTGACGGTCGCGGGTGGCGTCGCCGTATCCGGCGATGTGGCCCTGGCAGGCGTCGGATCCCTCACCGCGTCGTCCGGGGTCGTTGTCGATGGGACCGCGACCCTCGACGGAGTGGGGACGGTCACCGCCACCGGCGGCGTCGTCGTGTCCGCCACGGCCACCCTGTCCGGATCCGGGATCCTCACCGCCGACGCGGCATCCGAACTTGAAGGGTCGGTGGCGTTCACCGGGGCTGGGGATGTCACCGCCGCGGGCCTCATCGTCGTCGCCGGATCCGCGACCCTCGACGGCGTAGGCGCCCTCACCGCCACCGCGATAGGGATGATCGACGGCGCCGCTACGTTTACCGGCACCGGGAACCTCGCCGGGACCGGCCACGTCGTCGTCTCCGGCGCCGCATCCGCGGCCGGGACCGGGGAGGCCACCGCGACCGGGAACGCCGTCCACGACGCCGCCACAACGTTCGTCGGAGCCGGATCCCTCGACGCCACGGCCGGACCGATCGTCCACGACGGAACCGCCACCGCGACCGGCACCGGCGACCTCGCCACGGCGGGGCAACGGGTCTACGCCGCCGCCGCGACCCTCACCGGGACCGGGATCCTCACCGGCGACGTCGGATCGTTCTATTGGAAACCGACCCCAACCGGTTACGATGTCGAGGCACGCGGCTGGACGCCGGCGACGTCGGAATATCAGACGCTAGTCAGAGAAGGGACGCCATGAGCATCGCGACGCAGGCCGACATCGAGGCCCTCCTCCAGTTCGCGTTCGACCTGGACCCGGAACCGAAGGCGACCGCCGCTATCGAAGCCGCGCAGCGGGTGGTCGAGGCCGAGGTCGGTATGTCATTCGACCACCAGACCGGCATCGTCACGACCCTCACCGCGACCGGGCAGACGAACCTTGTCCTACCCCGATGGCCGGTGTCGGCGATCACGACCCTCGTCTGGGACGGGACGACCCTCGTCGATGGCACCGATTACGAGTGGGCCAAGGACGGAACCCTGCAACTCGCCGCCGGTGGCCCGTGGTGGTCCGACCCGAACGGCGTGGTCGTCACCTACGCCGCGGGATGGGCCGACGCGGACGCCGCGCCGGGCGCGCTACGCCAACTCGTCGCCCGGGTCGCGACCCGGATCTGGCAGTCCGGGGTAGCGTTCGCCGAGAACCAGGGCGTATCCGGGGTCGTCCAAGAGACCCTCGGCGCCTATTCGGTGACGTTCGGAGACTTCTCCCGGGACGGGTCATGGGCGGCGACACTCACCGACGACGACCTGCGGGTGGCCCGTAGGTTCTGCCGGAACCGGATCGGGACGGTGAGGATGTGATCCCTGAACGCCTCATGAGGCACGACGTGACGATCGTCTATCGGACCCCGACCGGGACCGATCGGTACGGCGGCGGCGTCCTCGAAGAGGCATCACGGGCGACGGTCCCCGGCCTGATGCAGATGCGAGGCCGGGACGAGGCCTCGGGTGGTGTCGGCGACAGTTCAGGATTCGAGACGACGATTGTCACGTGGCTGTTGATCGTCAACCCGTCCTATCGGAGCGAAGGGTCGGCGGTCCCGATCGTCCCCCCGGATCGCCTCTCCCAGATCCTGTGGGACGGCCGAACGTTCGAGTCGGAGGGCGGCGCCATGATCTACGAGAAGCCGCCGCACGGCGTCCACCACTACGAGGTCGCCCTGAAGGAGGTCGCCGCGTGAGCAGCATATTCCGGGCGAACCCCGGTTTCGAGTCGGAGATCATCCGGGATCCGTCGATGGTCGAATCCCTGCTACCCCTCGCCGAACAAGCCGCCGACGCCGCCCGCGGCCTCGCCCCCGTCCGCCTCGGCTACTACAAGCGGAGCATCGAAGGCGTGGCCGGGCAACGGGACGACGGGATCTACGTCGGCCGGGTCCTCGCAACCGACTTCAAGGCGCATTGGGTCGAGAAGGGCACGGGTGGCCCGCTCCCCACGAAGGGCCTGCACGTCCTTCGCCGCGCCGCCGAGTCCGTTGTCGGGTCGGTGTCCTAATGGCGATCCCGGTCCTCCCCGACGTCGAGGCCCTCATCATCTGGTGGCTGGATCAGGCGGCGATCGCCCTCGGTGGCGTCCACGACGAATACCCCGCCACCCCGTCTTACCCGTT